ACAGACTAAGAGTGATGATGTAATGATAGTGTCTATTTGGTATGCTGGTGATGAACGTAATCCAACTAAAGTAGGATATTATTATGGACGTCGTTACGTAGCAATGGCCGAAGACGAAACTGGATGGTTTCACTGGAACGGTAAGAAGTGGACCAAGTACGCAGACGGCGATGATGTGAGGATAGCATTCTGGACTGAAATAGACTTTGATGCTATCACAGCAAAAATTAACAAACGTCCAATGAATGAAGCCACTGCCGCTGCATTTAAAGATGTGCAGGATGCAATTGATCGGTACAATATCGTAAAAACACTAAGTGAATAATGGCAATATATTGCAGTTTTGAATGTTCGTACATTGGAGCAGTTTGCGACTTCTGCAAACACTACAACTTCAATGGTGACAAAAATGGCGCATACACCGGCGAGGGTTGGTGCAAGTTTCACAATAAACAAATGGACCCGGACCAAGGCTGCGAAAACGATTTTCACTGCACAAACGCAAACAAGGAAAAAGTAAATGAACAGCTATAACAAAGACTATCGTCCATACGATAGCATTGAATTGCCGTGTGGCGGGGTTGGGTGTTTTGACGAAGGGTCGGGGTACGGCCACCGTTGTGATGCGTGTGGCGCGGTAGTTGGATCAATTGGACAACCAAGGGAATGTGTCGAAGAAGCAAAGAAGTGGGAAGCCAATAAGATACTTGGCGGACAAAGTTGGGAAGAATATATAAAGGAAAGGGATTCGAAGTGAGCGAATACAAACCAGATGCATGGGTAATTGTTAGATTTACTAACAACGGAGTTGTTACTGACAAAGTGTTAGCTGGGTGGTACGGCGGCTATGGTGGCAGCGATTCCTGGAAGGCTTCATCGGGCATTGTCTATATTGAAGAAACAGATAATGAGTATCTGGTCTACAATCACTCGGGTTCAATCTATACATGTCACAAAGAAACTGAACGCATGACAGGACTAATGGGTTCTATGTACGAATCTTGGGCAACGCAAATTGCAGCATTGCCGGAACCAAGACCTACAATGGAACTGATTGAGATCTCAACAATACTGGAGAAATACTATGAGCTACGAGATTAAATATTCAAACGAAGTAGTGGGGCTGGACTTAGAAGATCGCGCACGTGAGATACATCGCTTGCTCAGTGTGCATAACTGCGAAGTTACTTTTAAGAAGGTCAATGGTGAACTGAGAACTATGCCTTGTACACTCAGACAGATTGTAATACCAAAGCCTGTCACTGAATCTACCAAAACTAAAAAGCACAATCCCGAAGTGATGAGTGTTTGGTGTCTTGATAAACAAGAGTGGAGAAGCTTCCGCATCGCCAATGTAACTGAAGTTAAGGTGATTCCAAATGACGGAACAGTCTGAAGAACGCAGGGATATGGGCGCAGAGTTGTTTGCAGTACCTTGGTTAGTTAAGAAGGTAGAGAGTGATGACGACTATGCCAAAGCCCTTTATGCTGCAATGTGCAACATGGGCTGGCAGCGTATGGATGTTATGCCTATTCTGACAGATAAGTATTGGTCTTGCTCATGGCGGTATGCAGGTGGACTTGTTGCTGGAATACGCTGCGAGGGTGATTACATGGACTACTATTGCAGTGGCAATGAAGGCACAGTACGGGACGATATCCGCGAAGATCTAGCTAAAATAGGGTGGCAACCTTACAGTTATTGAAATGGTACCGCTTCATACTACTTGATCCACCAACTTTATTACAATGTGGACAAGTTAGTTTGGGCTGTCGAACACCTTTCTTTGCTGCCGACATTTTTATGCGAGTTTCGCTGGGTATGTTTTTGCCTAAGTTTGCTTGACGCAACTTTTCTTTCGTCTCTTCAGTTTTTCTTTTTCCTAGATTTGCTTGGCGTACTTTTTCTTTTGTTTCCTCGGTTGCTTTTGTGCCAAGTCTGTATTGTTTGCCCTTGAGGGTAGCTGATATTCTCAATTTAGTTTCGTCTGACGTATGTTGACCGAGTCTATTTTGTTTACCTTTGTGTGCAATAGACATTTTATTGCGAGTCTCTGTGGATGGATTACTTACACCTTCGCCGCCATCTGTTCTGTTTAACAAGATACCTGTTCCTAGATCCTTGCGCCCCTACCAGCGAATCATTCTTCGTTCCAGTGCAAATGCACCTAGTTCGGATAAATTTTGTTCAAGGAATACTATCTTAGATTTATCTTTTGGTACTGACACATTGTGCTCTTTTGAGTAGGCACGTTCATCTTTGCCCTTACCGATATAATATGGAGTGTTGTCTGATTTACGCAGGTATGCGTAAACGTAATAAATACACATGTTGATGTCCTCCCAGACGTTAAAGCAGTTAGGGTCGTCCAAACCAGCGAACTGCACTATTATTTATCTCTTTAATATCAATAACTTACAAACGGTTGACCCAAAATTCGGCTTTTGCTATAATATGGTTATTGTAAATGCAAGGATTAACATGCCGAAATTTAACAAAGCTGAAGCAATCGAAAAGCTCGAAGCAAGGGCTCTGGAAGTGCAAGCAAAGTTGGCAGCGTTAGGTTACAAACCGTTCTTGTTCTTAGTTACACTTGAACGTCTCAAAGAAGGTATCGCTGGATGCTATTACGTTGACACTGAGACTGTAGCAGTGAGCGACGACTATTACTATCACGATGCACAAGTTTGTTTGGATGTAGTTGTTCCGCACGAGATGGTTCACTTGTATGTGAACAAGTATTTTCCAAATGCAACTGAAGACCACGGTGAAGAATTTTGCAAGCTAATGGTGGCTTTGGGACTAGAGCCTACTGCATACCACAACATGCCATACTACGTCGAATCGGCTCATACTACAAATGGTAACTGAAGCACATAGTTGGTACTTTGCAGGACCAACAAAACAAAAACCCGGTACATATGATGTGTACCGGGTTATTCATTGTACTAACGAAGTTAGTGATTGGATTAAAACGCAAGACTCCAAAGAGTGGCTTCACATTCCAGTTGACCGCGCATATGAATCAAGCTATTGGGTTAGCGACCGCCTTATACTGTTGCTAAACCTATGCTGGCCAGTTACTTACCAATCTGACTTCTAATCAATAGTAAATTGTATGGTCGCCGTTACCATTAGTAGCGGATGTACCATTCATTCCATTTGCACCGTGTTGTGTTGCTTTACCAACTTGGGCAGGCACTGTGCCAACTGTACCAGGAAGTGCGCGAGTTGTTTGTGCTGGTGTTGCTACAGTTGGTGTATATGCTGGCTTCGTTGGAAGAATTGTTGATGGTGTTGAAACCGCAACAACTGTCTTAGGTCTTGGTGCTGCGACTGTAGTTGTTTTAACTACTGCTGCCTTAGGTAATACTTTAGTTACTGTAGATGCCATTTTGTAATTCCTTTTTCTTTACCGTTAACTGCCTGGGTTATAAGTTGGACCTGGGGTCGGGCTAGCTACCGCGCCCTGTGTTCCCAATGAACCAGCTGCCGGACGTGCTGCTGATACGTTTCCGTTGTAAGCATTTGCACCACCATAATACACCGGTTGACCTGTTGTTCCGCCGGCACTAGTAATGGCTGATGGAGCCACTGCCTTACCAATTGCACCTGATACTGTATCGCTTGGATATGCTGCAACTGCTACAACAACGTTGCCATTGGAACCGTTTGTTCCTGTGTAAACTGCCTTACCGATTAAAGCTGCTGTGCTCATAATATGTTACTCCTTAATATTACTATTTATTCATTTATTAAATTATTTCTGTTTGCAGTTATCAAAGTGCCACCGTTTCATAACACTAATTCCACCAATGATATCACAATGCGGACAGGTAACTAACTGCTTTGGTTTACGCAAGTTTTGTTTATGCTTCTCTGATTTTGGACCAGCATTTCTGCTTTTTCCTTTATTTGCATCTGACATTCGTGCTTTAGTCTTTGCAGACCTCAATTGGCCTTTATTTGCTGCACTTATCTTAGAACGAGTTTCGCTAGACCTAGGACCAGTACTTTTTCCTTGTCGCGATAACGATATTTTCATCCGATGCTCGATTGATTGTTTGTATCCGCAAGTACCTTCGCCACCATCTGTTGTATTGCGTAGGATACCAGTACCTAAATCTTTTCGTCCATACCAACAAATCATCCTGCGTTCAATTGCTAACGCACCTATATTTGTTAAATTATTTTCAAGTATAATGATTCTCGATTTGTCTAACGGCGGACAAATAACATCATTGGTATGTTTCCACGCTCGTCTATCTGTTCCTTTACCAATGTAATATGGTGTCCCATCTTCTCTTAGATAGGCGTAAACGTAGAAACGATATGGATCTTTATCTTGCGAGACATTCCAGTTACTCATACTATAATTCCTTTATAGTATTTATACAGGCTATTGGAATTTGTTATTTCTTTTCTGGCTTTTTATAGCCAACATTGTTATTCACAATGGGTGTCTTCTGCGAAGGACGAGTTGGGGTTGGAAACGCACCAGTTACTTCCTTTGGGCTGATAATTGGTTGTTTTTCGTTTGCCACAATAGTTCCTCACTTATGCAAGTATTTATGCTTGCTTACCAATTATTGGTGATGGAGCGGCTTGTCCTGGGTAACTTGTAGGAAGTGTGCCAGAACTGTTTCCTATCCCATACCAGACTGATGTTGGGGTTGTAAACTGCGGATGAGTACCTAAATTGCTTACATGCGGGGAATGTGTTGGCATTGAAGTAACCGGTGAATTTGGGACCGCATTATAATTGGCTTGCCCCACTTGTGTTGTAGTTATTGGAGCGGTGTAATATACAGCCGCTCCAATTGGTCCGCCTGTATTATATGGTATAAATGGTGGTGGATTTTGGACTGGTGGTACGAAAGGTGGTGGATTATTTGGAGGTGGATTTGATGGTGCTCCTACGCTCTTTGTACCTAAATCACCTAACCCTAATACCCAATTTGTAACTGTACCCAAAATATTTCTCCATTTTATGTATTTATTGCAGGGTTCGGCGAAATTAACTGTTGAGTTCTTGTAATAAATCTGTATAATAGTCAATAGTTGATTAATCAACAAACATTAAGGAGAAATGAATGAGCACTATCAATTTGAAGAAGTTTGATTTGGAAACAAAGCAGGGCAAGCTGTTTAAGGCATTGGTACTAGATAAGGAAGTATTGTCTGAGTCGCAGATCACCAAGCGTTTCGGCATCAAGAACCCATCCGCAACAGTTTCCGACATTCGCGCACGTGGCTATGCAATCTACGCAAACAGCCGCAAAGCAGGCAATGGCGTTCAGGTAACTGAATACAAGCACGGCGAAGCTTCTCGCAAGATGGTTGCAATGGCTTACCAAGCATTGGCTAAGTCACGCAGCTACACAGCTTAACACGGTAGGCATCTGCCTCCTTTCAACCGTGGGCCCGTTCGCAAGAGCGGGCTTTTTCATTTGCGGCATATATACAAATATGCCTCGCAAAGTTTTTAACCTCGAACGCGACATACGCAATACAGACTGGATGGTTCATAAAGTCCGTAAGGAACTAATCTATGCTCAAAATCTGTATGCTGCACTCTGCAATAATCAATATACTCCTTTAGATGCTTGGGGAATTCTAGCAAATATTAAGTGGGATTGTACTTGGTCGTATGCTGCAAACATGATTGCAGAGATACGTGAAAAAGAAGAAGCGCGAAAGTACTACTGTTCTGGTAGTAAAATTAACCAAATTGACTTAGCTGGTTTTGTTGAAGAAAGCTATGTTACTGAAGAAATCGAATCCGATTTTACCCAAATTGGTTGGGTATTAGTAACCCGACGTTTCATTTGACAAATAATTCAATTTGTTGTATAATTGCAACATGAAAATAAATGTGATCTCTGACGTACATCTTGACTTCGCTGACTGTGTGTTACCCGGTGGCGATATCCTCATTATCTCCGGTGACCTCTGCGAAGCCGTCGCAATGAAGAAAGAAATGTACAATCCCAACATGGTTCTGCTTGAGCATGAACGCAAGGACCAACGGCCGGATCGCTTTTATCGTTTCATTGAGGAAGAGTGCAGTAAGAAGTATGCTCAAACAATCTACGTGATGGGCAATCACGAATACTACGGTAGTACCTACCAACGTGTTTGGTCGCACCTCAACAACCAAATGCCCGATAACGTACATCTGCTTGAGGACGAGACGCTTGAACTCGACGGCGTAACTTTTGTTGGCGCAACATTGTGGACTGACATGAACGGGGCAGACCCATTGACCTTGTACACTGTTAAGCAAACAATGAGTGACTACACTTACGTTAAGATGTTCAACGAATCAAAGAACGCATATCACAAGTTGATTCCTGAATTTACAGTGCAGCAACATTTTAAATCGCGTGACTATATCAAGTCCGTGGTAGAAGCTGCTCCTGAGAAAAAATTCGTAGTGGTCACTCATCACGCACCGTGCAAGGCAAGTGTGAAGCCTCAGTACGCGGGTGATGTG